CAGGTCTTACACTTTCTCCAATTGGAGATGTGAAGGCTTTGGCACTCGCGGCTCTCATGCCGGCAGTCTCGCGTTACCGCCCATCGATCTCAATGGGTTGAGATTGAAACTCCTTGCGGGTTCCAATCCTTCCCGAGCTGAGGCCGACCTCGCGGTATCGATCGGAGAGTTGCGAAACGCTCCGAAGGCTGTTTTCACAGGTGTACGAGACTATCTCAAGGAAATACGCCACCATCCTTCAATCCTCTCTCATGCGAGAAGCGGATTGCTGAGGTTGCGCCGGAATCCCATATCAAATGGGGCTTCGGGTTACCTTGGGTATATGTTCGGGCTTGTGCCCCTCGTAAACGATGTGAAAGCCATCCTTGATTCTCAGGAACTGATAGCCAATAGGCTAAAAGAGATCAAGAATCTTCGTGATGGCGATGGTATGCGTCGGAAGATGCGTCTGGGCAGCACCCAAGTCAAGGGACCGTCGACTAACCTTACGGTGTCGTCGGTCACTGGACTGATTATTGATGCGAAGCGTACTCAGTACGCTACACAAATAATCTGGGGCACTGCGCGCTGGAAACCCGATATTAATAAGCGGATACCAGACACAGATGCACGTCGAGTCATGGAAGCTCGTAGAGCTGTCTATGGTCTCAATATCGACCTGGTCTCGGCATATAACCTTATGCCGTGGTCATGGTTGATCGACTATTTCTCGCAGGTCGGGGATCTCCTCGAAGCTACGAGAAATGACGTCGGTGCAAGCCCAGGGGCGACTAACATCATGGTTCATTCGATCCGTGCTGCTAACGTCACTCCATCTTCCCTGCCCACCGGTTTATCCGGTGGGCGCTGTCTAGACGTACGGGAAACTAAAGAAAGGTTTCCCTCATACGGCTGGTCAGCCCTGAATACCTCCCTGCCTATTCTCACGAATAGGCAAGTGTCCATCTTGGGGGCTCTTGCGATCTCCCGGTCGCCGCATAAGCGGCGATGAGAGATGTGAGAACCATAACCCAAGAAAGGTAGCCATTATGTTTGGCGATTCGATCAACATCACCGTCAATGCAGTTGCAAAGGCGCTGAAGAAGATCAACCAAGACAGCTATTCCTCGGAGTATCTGCTTCGTGAGGCGACCGGTGAATACCGGCTCCGCATTCGGCACTCCAAGGAGAAGACCAAGATCCGGGGTGAAGCCATGGAGCGTCATAACGTCGAACTGACGTACACGCTCTTTGGTGTCGCCCCCGACGATGGTTATACCACCGTCGTGTCCACTACTCTCCGCAATGCAGAACGCATCAGCGGTGTGGAAGTCGATCAGCTCAGTGATGGGCTGGCCGACTGGGTCAAGGCCAACGGGGTTCTCCTGGTCGGCTGGGAATCGTAACGATTCCTGGCTAACCAGCCCGTAGTTGTCTCGGGCTTAATCGCTCGCTAGACACGTGGATCATTTAGTCCAAGGAGGACCAATGAGTAATAGCCACGATATCACAGGCTACAAGGAGCTCAGTGCAAGTCTGCTTGCAGACTTGCATGGGTTCTTGCCGACAAGCGACCGTGAGGCCGCTCGCGACATAGCGAGCGTGCTCTCCCTAATAGCACACAGGGGTATCGGGTGGTTAACCCTAACCCTACCTGCGGCTGGAAAGGTCTTCGACCAATCCCTAGCTTCAGGGCGTCTACGACGTCTACAGCTTCCTGGTTTTAAGCCAGTAGGCGGTAAGAAGTCGGCCATCATCCCGGCATTACTGTCGGGTATGTGGCTACGTGTGTTCGACGAGGCAGGTTTGCTTCGCGGAGAACCTTGTGTTGTCTCGATCGCTTGCCTGAGACAGTTTTTCAACTGCTTCAAGAAAGTGAGAATGGACTGTGAACCTTTTCGTGTTCAACAAACCATACGAGACTTCTACGAGGTGGACGCATCATTACGACCTCCTTCCCATCACTGGGATGGTGGTTGTCTTGATGATCGTGTTGGCTTTGATCTTCACCTTGGTGACGGCTCAGCAGAACACGATGGATCTCAGCGGACGTTACCTGGCTTTGATAGGCCAGAACCTCCGCCCCGATCCCTCCTCGACTCAGCCCAATTCGCATTGGACTGGGTCGCCTCCACCCTCGGTGACTTTGTCGCCGAGGACTGGACCGCGAAGCACGGACGAGGAGCTATCTCTGACGCCAGATTGGGAAAATCGTTCAAATACGATTTCCCTAGCTGGTCAGAGAAGCTAGAGTCCGAGTTTCCCGTTGCATTTTTCGGTTTTCCGAACTATGATGCGTGGACTCGGTGGTGTCTTGGTGATAGTGACTATC